CTCGCAAATCGCACAATAAATCGCACAACAAATCGCAAATTGACGAGCAAATCGCACATGAAAACATTTCAAAAGGTTCTGCAAGAGGGTCGAAAGCATATTACAAGCTACAAATAACAAGCTATCGAAAAAATAACTTAACTTGGCTTATACAAAAAAAGGGAGTCCGAAGACTCCCTTTTCCATCTACGAGGAAATATTAAGCGGTGTTAGCTTTGTACTCTTCAAGGGTAGAATTTTCTCTGCCAACTATGTTGAGATGGTTATCAATCCAAAAAGTACCATTATCCCAATCAGCACAAGAAACACTTCTGCGAGTGCCTACGCCAAAAGATAAATTACCATCTATATGATTGCCTATTACTTGGCAAAGTCTAGCGAAAGAATAATCTCTATCGCCTTCTCTGCCTTTCATGACTTCTTTGGTTTCGTCTAAAAACATTTGCACAGTATCGGGATTGCCATGCCAATGCACATAGATAGAAGGACAATTATCTTTTTCCTCTTCTGTCATTTCGTCAAGACGCTTGTCAAGTGTCATAGTTATGTTTGCTCTGTCGCCCATTGTTTACTCCTAAAGTTTTGGGTTAATCGAAAATAGAGGAAGAATGTTATCGCCTTTTCTAAATTAAGAACCTAGCCCAATAAATAAGTTCCCTCTATCAATAGCTAATTATAGCATTATTTAATTACAAAATGTATAATAATATTTTATTAACCACTTGGAGAAAATAATGAACAAAAATAAAAAAGAACTTATCTCAAAAGCTCCAGGATCTAAAAAATTCTGGAGTTTTTTTGTTCTATGCAAAAAATTTTTTACGCCAGACGCACAATCGCACTTGGTAAAAGACGCACAACTGACTTATACTCTCTCTGTCGACTCTCTCGACCCCAAACTTTATTTCTCCTAAAGTGGGAAGTCCCGAGGTGTAAAAACCTCGGGCATTTATCTGGCTAAAAAATTCGCACATACGCACATTGATATCCACTATACATAATGTATAATATTATTTTATTTAACAAACTTTAGGAGAATAAATGAACATAAAAATAACCGAAGAAGAACTATTTGAATTAATTGGTATGGTGTCTACTCGTATGCAATATGACGAGGAACTAATACCGCTTTACGAAAAGTTAATTAAATATCAAAAGCCAATAGATTATTCAAAACAAAATTTGGATTATGAGATACCAGAATTTAATCCAAAAGTAATAAAGGAGGACGCATGAGTAAATATAATATTGGTGTTTGGGATATACAGTTTTATAAAACAGATGATGATGGTAACGAGTTATTAAATTCAGATGGAAGTGTAAAACTCTTTGGACTTAAAAGAGAACATGATGTTTCATTTATAGCAGAAGGAACTACTGATGAAGAGTTAGAAGAAATAAAGGAGGACGCATGAACTATACGATCACAACGACAAAGAGCACACATGAAATTAAAGCTGAAAGTTTAGTTGATTTATTCAATCACTTAGAAAAATTAAAAAGAAAACATTGTATATACAATGATGAAATTTTATTTATAAAGGAAGACGCATGACCAAAGATCAAACCGCGTTAATCGTTCAGCTCTTAGTTGAGCTTCGCAGAAACTTAGAAGAAAGAATTGATGACGAGAAAAAGCTCAAAGAGCCAGACGCAGAACTTATCCAGGCCAGTCATGAGGAACTTGCACTCGTCAACGAAACGCTGATTGCTTTCATGGAACTTAGGATCGGCGATTTAACAGACAACATAGCATGAAAGTATTAAGTCTATTTGATGGCATGAGCTGTGGCAGAATCGCACTTGATCGATTAGGAATCGCAGTTGATACCTACTACGCAAGCGAGATAGACAAATACGCAATCGAAGTCGCACAAAAGAACTACCCAGATACCATTCATGTTGGCGATGTTACCCAACTAAACGCAGATGACTTTCAAGATGTTGATCTAATCTTGGCGGGTTCGCCATGCCAAGGTTTTAGTTTTGCTGGCAATCAGCTCGCCTTTGACGATCCTCGTTCTGCTTTATTTTTTGAGTTCGTTCGTTTGCTCAAAGCAATCAAACCAAAATATTTCTTGCTTGAAAACGTACGCATGAAGAAAGAATTTCTTGAAGTCATTACCGAGCAAGTATCTTCTTGCTATCCAGAGTTCCAAGGACATGATCTCTTTGGCGGTCGCATTGAACCCATACTCATTAACTCCAGTCTAGTATCCGCACAATCAAGAGAACGCTATTATTGGACAAACATACCGAACATCACACAACCAGAGGACAAAGGCATAGTCTTGCGAGATGTATTGGAAGAAGATCCTGGGGATAGTTTTAATTTAGCACCAGCCAAAGTCGATAGAGTTTTGAACGAGGCCAGAGGCAAAGGTTTTTTCTACAACGAGGACTCACCAAAGATAGGCACAATCATAGCTGGATATCACAAGGAACCCACAGATGGAAGTTACATTGTAAGCGGCGCAGCTTTTCGTGGCAGAGCTTACGACAAATGCGGCAAAAGAATGGACAGAGATGGTGATTCAGTCGCAAACAAAACAAAACAAATGTTAGAACTTCGCCAAGACAGAAAATCAAATGCCATAACAACAGTTTACAAAGATAGCGTTGTCGTTTCAGAAATCAGAGAGAAATCTAAAACCGTTCGATCGGGTGGCAGAGATTCCTACGACAGACACGAATGGGACAGCGTTGACGAATTACATTGGCGTAAACTCACACCGCTTGAATGCGAGAGATTACAAACCGTGCCAGACAACTACACCAATCATGTATCCAACACCCAGAGATACAAGATGTTAGGCAACGGTTGGACAGTCGATGTAATCGCCCACATACTTAACAACATGGAGAATCTATGACCATAAAAATAGACAGAAGATCGAAAGACTCCGCTTACATAACCGTAGGCAAGCTCACAGTTTACGTTGAGCATTCGCCTGGATGTGCAGAAGATTACGTTCAAGTGTTTCAAGACAATCCAGAGGACGAATTCTTTGAAACTTTCTATGACTTTGAAAAAGACTTGAGAGTTATCGTCAACAAAAAGAAAAGCAACCTAAACAGATTTTTTAAACTAAGAGAAAAGGATCCAAAAAAATGGGAGGACATATGAGAAACAACACAACCATAATTAGCATTTACCAACAAGGCAGTTCCTTTGTTGGCTTCAACAACGAAGACGAAATCGTCATGCGTTATTCAATCGCAGATCCTGTGCTGAAAGCCAAGGCAGTATTGCAATGGACAGAAGAAGGCAGATTCAAAGGCTTACTGGCCTGATTCTTCTGAATCATCATCTTCTTCCAAGTCTTCTTCTGGCTGATCAATCCTAACCGCTTCGCCGTTAATAACTTTCACTTGGTTCTGTTCCAGAAGTTCATTCAATCTTTGTTCGAGCTGATCACGACTCATGCTATCGATCTTCCCAAAGCGCACCTCTTTCCTATCCACCATGAGTCCGCCGAGTTTCGCTCTTGCAATCTCTGCATTTACCGCAGGCCCGTAGGATCCATCGCTCGCAGCAGCATCTCTAATCGTTGCTAACTTACTTGCCACATTCTCAAACGTAATATCGTACTTCTTCCTTTGCAACGCTTTCATCTGCCTAATTCTTTCTTGCACATGCTCGTACTCAGGACTGTTCATCATCCGGCTGGCAATGACTTCTGGATTCTTGAACCCAGCTCTATGAGCACAATCCGTTTGCGTGAGATCCTGGTACACCATCAGATTCACAAACACCTCTTGCATCTTGGTCAACTTTTTTCTCTTATCAGCCATCTAGTTTCACACCTCTGCGATTCAATTCATTCATCAGTTTGTTTTTATGTTTCTTCTTGCCGTCTTTGATTTCCTTGATTATGTCTTCAGTCTTTGCTTCTTTCAAATAAAAATGTTTCCACTTCCACATATTCGTAGGCCTACCGTTGGCATCCTTGATAGTTTCTTTTATCGATTGTTTAAATTTAACTGGCATATTTTTCTCCGTTTTTTATTCTATTCTAAGTGGGTAAAAGGTGGGGTGGGATGTGGGTTTTACATACCCAC